GGATATCTATTAAGAAATAAAAACTATACTTCGGATCAAGCATCTAAAGGAAAACAATGGAATGTAACAACTGTTGATAATATTTTTTGGTATCCAATAAACCAAATATCAATAATGGCCTATCAGATGAAGGTATATTATAGTCAAGAAAAATACAAAGACGCAGGACAAAGAAAGTCTTCAGAATCAAAAACATTATGGTCTAACTGGGGAGATGGACCATGGGGTCGAGGCAGTAACCAAATGCCGTATGGAGTGTTATCTAGTGTAAGTAGAGATACTGTTAAGCTAGTTTATGAATATCTAGGCGGAAACTGGGCAACGGATTTTTTTAGCTGGGGAGCAGTTGCCCTAGTTGATGAAACGACTCAAATAAAAAGGCCGATAAATGATGCTGCAACACAGGCATTGGCCATAAAAGATGAGGATGGTAATATAAAATCTTGGAAAGGAGCTCCGTATAGAAATTATTTTGATTATTATTTATGGTTTATTGGACCAGAAAAAATACTAAAAGGAAACTCCCCAAGACTTCACTATCCAAAAACATTAGCTGAAGTTAATTCTATTATATCTTCATCCCGTTAAAGGCAGGAAAAATGGCAAGTAAATATCCAAAATTTGATAAAAAAATAGATGAAATGATATCTGTCTCTGAAATGCAGAGGCAGAAAACAAGAATTGGAGTTATAGCCTCTTATGATAAGAGAACTAATACAGCTAGAGTTTTACTTGAGGATAGGTTTTCTGATCAAATAACCGATGTACTAACTGGAGTTTCTTGTCCAATGATACAGCGGAATTCAAAATGTTGCACCAGAGACTGGAACACGATGCCTAGTGGCATTTAGGGATTCAAATGAAAGAATGCCGTACATACTTTCCTTTTATAATTCTCCAAATGATACAACTCCAATAACTTATAATAATATTTCCTATTCGGGAATACCGAGGTTTATGATCTAAAATGATTGAAAAAAAATACTTTAAAAAACCAGTATTTCAAGAGTCTGGTCCATCAATTGAAAATCTTCAATCTGATTATGTTTTTCGTAAAAGAAATGAATTTTCAAGAAGAGAAGTTGGGTTAAACCATCCAGATACTCTATCTTTTATAAAGTTAAACGACGCTGGAGATATAGAAATAATGGCAAGTCCAGGAGTTGGTATTATAATCAGCGCTGCTACTAGATCTATCAGCCTTTTTGCTGATACCTTTAAAATATATACAACTGAAGATGACGGCATAAGATGGAATAAATACGCATTTAATTACGCCGGTACCGACTTTACAGAGCCATTTTTGGTTTCTTTAAAAGACTTCCAAAAAAGCCCCGCCTATCATAATTATGAAGAAAAAATAGGAAAAATAGAAGCTTTAAAAAATATAACAAACGATAATAGTATTACTATTAATACAGAATATGAATACAAAGTACCATCGATTAAAAAAACAATTACTTTAAAAACAATTGATGGTTATGAAAATTATATTTCTGAAGATCATTTAAATTTATTAAAAGAACTTTCAAAAGAAAAAACATCTGATTTTATAGATTACATGAAAGAACTTTTATACAATGGATATACTTTTAATCAAGCTAAAATAAAAGCAGAAAGAGATATTAAGTCGTAAAATGTCTGACCTATACCTAACCTTTGATGGAGACTTAAAAATGTCTTCCAATAAAGATATATCCTTAGTTTCTTCGCCTGCACAGAATGATGTGCAGCAGATATATATAAGGCTCATGACAGAGCCTGGAGATTTTCACGTATATCCACAACTTGGTACAGCTCTATCAAAACTATACCGGAATGCCTCAAGACCCAGCAACAGCAGAGTATGGTAAAATGTTAATTAGATCAGCTTTAAATAAAGAGGGAATTTTTTCTGGAAGAAATATTCAAATATCAGCAGTACCGACAGCTCCAGATTCCATAAGGTTTGATGTTAAATTAATAACAAGCTATGGAGAACCAGTTACTCTTTCAATTAGTCAAAATATTTAAGGATAAAAATGGCCATAATATATACAAAAACAAAAACAGAGATACTTGATCAAATTTTAAATTCCCTGGAAAAGAACGCAGGTATAACTTCTACTTCTCCTGGGTCAATCGCTAGAGCTTTTGCTGAGGCAATGTCTGACCAAATTGGTGATTTATATACTATATTAAAATATAATGTAGATCAAACTATGATAAGTACAGCTTCTGGTAGAAATCTAGATTTAATAGGAGAGTTGTATTCTGTTCCAAGAAAATTTGTTTCACAACAAGTAGCTGAAGATAGAAATATTGCAAACATACTTTTTGCAATTTCAAAACCATACAGTAAAGATATAGTTATACCAAAAGATACTTTAATTTATAATGACATTAGTTCAACTTCTTCTTTACAATTTCAGTATAAACTAGTTGGAGACGTTGTAATTGCTTCTGGTTCTACTAGGGCTTACGGTCAGGTAAGCGCAGCTTTTTCAGATAGAACATATACAGCTGCTATAGGAAGTCTTACAAAGCACAATTTTATATCTCCTCCTGGAGTTATTCTTTCTGTTAATAATATTAAAGAAGTAACAAATCAAATTGACTATGAAAGCGATGATTCTTATAGAAAGAGAATTATTAGATCAATCAAGGCAAATACTTCTGGAACAGCTGAAGCAATAAGGTTATCAGCCCTTTCGGTAAGAGGGGTAAGAGATATTCGAATAAGAGAAGGGTCCTTTGGAATGGGTTCCTGCGATGTTATAATAGTCCCAGAGTCTCCATCATATGCAGCATCACTAGATCAATCTGTTGCACAAGAGCTCCAAAGAGTTAAGCCCATAGGAATAAGGATGAACGTAAGAGTGGCGCAAAGGGTGCCAGTTTCAGTATCTGCCAATATACTTTTAGCCGCTGGTTCAAGTCAGTTATTAAACAATGGAGTCGCCAATCAGTCCGCTTACTTTGCTAAAAGATATTTAAACTCATTTACAATTGGGGATACATTAAACATAGATGCGTTAAAATCTCAAATAATGTCTGCTTCTGACCTTATCTCAGATGTCGTAATAAATTCCGTATCAGTTAATGGAGTAGAAATTCCAAAAGAAAATTATCAACTACCAACAGAAAGATCTTATCTTGTAGCAGGAATTGTTGAAATATATCCTGCTATAATAGGATACACTCAATAAAAAAGCAGGTGAAAATGTCGGTAGAATCATATTATGTAGTTAAGACTACGTCTATAGTTAAAGCTACAAACAAGACTAAGGCTAAATCCATATTGGTTGGAGAAGAGTCACATGGTGAAATTCTGGCTCAAAAAGTTGAAGTCGAAAGAAAAGATCAAGATGGAATTGCAGAGCTAGTATCTAAATTAGATAATGATTTCCCAGTACAAGAAGATGAAGATGTTGAAGAAGAAAATGGAAACAGCTATTCTTCATACTTAACAGTTAATGAGGATATCGTAAATTTTCTTAGATCAGAAAATAAAAGATTAATTAAATTAGTTGAAAAAAACAAAAACGTAAAAGATGAAGCAGTATATTCTGTTTACCAAGCTGCATACGACGCATTCGGTAGTTTTGAACTACCTTCAATAAAAAGAGTTAACTATTCAAAAACAAAAGGTGTACCAGAAACAGCAGTAGCAGTATTTGCTGACTGGCAACTAGGCAAGGTGACTCCAAGTTATAATAGCGATATCTTAGCAAAGAGAATAGAACTCTATACGGAGAAGCTATTAGAAATAACAGAGATACAAAGAGCGCATCACCCAGTTGATGATTTACATGTTTGGCTTTTAGGCGATATAGTTGAAGGTGAAGAAATCTTCCCTGGGCAAAGTCATTTAATTGATTCAGGTTTATATAGACAAGTTGGAGTAAATGGGCCAGAAATTTTGACTACATTTATAAATACATGTTTACAAAACTTTGATAATATTCATATAACCGGAGTTATAGGAAACCATGGTTCTGTTGGTGGTAGAGCTAGAAAGCAGCACGATCCAGAGACAAATATGGATAGACTTTTGTATAAGATTATTCAATTAATATACTCAAAAGAAAAAAGAGTTTCCTTTAATATTCCAGACGGAAGAGGGGAAAGAAATTTCTACGCCATAGATACTATAGGAGACTACAGTAGTCTTTTAATACATGGTGACCAAATGCCTTCTCCTGGACAGTTCTATGGTTACTATAAGAAAGTAATGGGATGGAAAGACGAAGCCATTCCAGAAAATTTTGAAGATGTGTACATGGGTCACTACCATCAAAAGTTTAAAATGACAATAGGTAGTAGTACATTAAGAATATCTGGTTCTCCAGAAAGTCACAACACGTATGCTCAAGAATACTTTAATTCTATGAGCAGACCATGCCAAGATCTTTTGTATGTTCATCCAAAAAATGGAATAACTTCGGAGTACACAATCTGGTTAGACGCAGTATAGTCAATAGGGGCTTAGATGAAAAGATATGTTCTAACATTAGCAAATCTACACTTTACCAAAACTGGTAAGGTTTGGACATCTGAGCCCATTGACCTATACGATAACTCAAGCTACGTAAACTATTCAACGCTAAGGTCTAGATATGGTTTAAATAGCTTAGGTGATCGGAACCTTTGTTGGAAATACAGAGCTTAGCGCAACACCAACCCTATCAAACTCAGTATCAATAACTGAATTTGGTGAGATAGTTGATGATAAAGATTTTATATTAGAATACATATATGAAGAAGGCGAACAGACTTCTGAGTATATAATTTATTCTTTTGAAATAGGGCCAGATGGCTATTATGTACTAACTCCTATAAACAAAACAACTCCATTATTAAGATTTGTAGATACATCTTCTAGAGTAGATCTTATTTCTTATAAGGGAACATTTTTTAATTCACCTTCATCATATCCAATTGAATACACTATACAGGTTTATGAGTCAGATGATTTTCTAGATTCAGATAATCCATTATGGATTCCTAATGAAGTTTCTGGTCTTACTGAATATTTATTTATTCAAAGATCAAAAAGATTTGTAAAGTTTGAAATAGAATTTTTCAGTGATTTACCAGACCAGTATTTTAATTCTGATATATATAGGATTATTCAACCAACAGGCCAGAATGAAGATGGACTATATATATATGATTTTTCAGAGGATCAAGATGGTTCTATAGTTTTTGTTACTGAACTTCAAGAGCTTACACCTATAGAATTCCTTCTTCTTGTAGAGATTCAAATAGCAGAAGCTTCTCCACCAAACATAACAAATTCAACAAAAGACATATTAAAAAAGTTTCCTTCTTGGACAAAAATATATGAAGACTCCTTAGATGATGCAACACCATCACTAGCTATTCCAGAAAGTTTTGCTGGAAAGTTTGTAAATGCCTTAATAGGAGACAATCTAGATAAGATAGAATCACTTATAGATTATTTTAATTTATCTAAATCAATATCTGGCGCTAGCACTGATCAAATAACGTGGATATACTCTACAAATAACTCTCCAGAGTTAGTGACTTCTGTTGTAGGGGATAATGTAAGCCTTTCTCCAATAACTCAATATTCAGATTTTATATCACATAACGTTGATGACTATGTATATTTTTATTCAATTGGAGATAGAACAGTATTTACGCTAAGGGCTTTTAAAGAACTTAAAATAAACAACATAGTTTATGAGCAAAATGAAACTCTTGTGTTTAATATGTTTGACGAATTTGGAGCAAGGGTTGGTCTTCCAAGGCTTAAGATGGAAGGGAATGAAAACTATAAGAAGAGAATTCTTGACGTTTACATAAATAAGCCAGGTCCTGATTTAGAATCATTTAAAAAGACAGTAAGAAGAGAGCTTGATTTATGGAGGGCCTTAGGTTCTACTCCTGATTCCTATTTTGGTGGAGCAACTCCGATAGTCTATGAAATGAGTGATCTTGAAAAACAAGAAAAATATTTTGATAAAAATGGAAATCCTACTGAGAAGTTTATAGAATTTGTTAACATTCTTAATAAAGAATACCCAACAAACTGGGGATTTGTTCAGTGGTCAGATTTAATATGGGACTACGCTGGAAAGTTTTCAGAAGGCATAAGTAGGGTTCCATTTGTCTACGATGCTGAATTTGCTGAGTTGACACCAAAATACTATCAGCCAGGTGTTGGTGATTTATCTGATCTTAAATTATCAATTATGTCAAATAGTAAATTTGATTCAGATTTAGTTGTTTTTGATGAAAATTTTCAAGAAAACATATACGAAAAGCAAGCAACAATAAAAATATCAGGAATAGAAAAAAATGAAACAATAGATTCCTATGTTCCAATTAATGTAGATTTAGAATACTATACAGAATACCAACTACCGGTAGTACTTGGAGATGCAGCTACCATAAATTATGTAGTAGAAGTTGATGTAAATGGAGTAACATATTACACTAATATAACAGATTATTATAAAAATACTTATACAAATAATTTATTTAATAATTATGATGAATCTGGAATAAGAAAGATAATATCTCCAATAGATAATAGAACAAGTTCTGATTTAGTTTTTAGAAGAAAATCAAACAATGCAGTATATATCGACACTTCAGCAACACCAAACTTGGCAACAATTGATAGTGTAGATATATCAAGTGGAAGAATAATATATGGAAAATTTGAATACTCTTCAACTACTCCAAGATATGTTGTTTCTGGACATTCTTCTACTAATTCAAGCTGGATTTCTGTTCCAAATCAATCAAAAAAATATTCCACAAGTTATACCAATGAAAATTATGCAACACCAACCTATCCATACTTTACGGTAACGGGTCCAAATTCATATAGTTTTGAAGTAGCTTATGGTTCAAATATGTATCAGATAGGATTTGAAACATACAATACACCAACAAGATATAAAACAATAACATTAAAATCTGAAATTAATGGATCAAATATATCAACACCAAACTATCAAGAATCTTTTAGTAATTTTATAGACCATATATACACTGTGCAAGCAGCAGCTACTCCAAAATATTTACACATAGAAAATATTAAACCAGACTTTGCCTACATAGATTCAAATTATGCTACTCCAAGCATCTCTCATGTAACAGGTTATGGTGGATATGCAAATCATCCACAGTATATAAGTGATTTATTGATACCAAATATTTTGGTTAGAAAAGATAACAATACTGGAGAGTTGTTCGCAACACCAAAATACGATATCTCATCTGGATCAGCAACACCAAATCAACTGTTCTTTTATTGGGATCCAAACTATTCTGTTATTCAAAATCAATATACATTAAACGGAACTGCTCAAAAAAATTATCCATTTGACTTGGGAGATTGGTCATACTTTGAAGCAGAGCTAGCAACACCAATAACTTTTAAGTTATCAGAAAGAGGCGCTATATTATCATCTGATGATTTAAATACTTCAGAAATTTTATCTGATGTAATTTTATCAAGAAACGTTCATAGATACGAGTTTGACATGAACCAGTCAGCAACAGCAAATTACATTATTAATAATATTGAAGCAGTTAAGTTAGATGAAGATGATAATTCTTTTGAGATCTATACAGAAAAAAGATCAGTAAAGCCATATTATTCAATTAATCAAGAAGGAATTGGTAATATAAATAATGTAACATATCTTCCATCAAGATATTATGAGGAAAAATCTCAGGGCGAATATAACGATTTATATATAGAAAATGTAACCATAAGATCTAGGTTAACTAATTTAGCAAATAGAGAAATAAAATCAGAAATAAATTCTGGTTGGTATTATAGAGATAATGACGAATTCTATGTCTATGCAAGACCTATTACTGAGCTACATCATTTAGATATTAATTTATCTACACCAAATGAATCGGCTACCCCTACTATTATTCTTTCTGGAATATCTAGACAAGGTGCTCCTGTTATTGTTGAACCTGCAAGCTCTCCAAACTTAGAGCTAACTCAGATTTCTTTTCCTGATCAGTTTGATAATACAAAGATTTCATTTATAAATGTAGAATATATTACTGCCAGGGATGAGTATAGTGTATATCTTGGTTATAATAATGTTTATGATGTAAATATATACGATCCAATATCAGATCAATACGTAATAGAAGACGCAGAGTCCACTGATAATGAAATTAATATTGTCTCAATCCCAGAAAATGGTCCTCCATTTATAATTGGAAGAGAATATAAAGTTTCTTATAAAGTAAGAAATACTTATTATGTTGATAATGAAAATTTAAATGAATTAAATAATTTATATACAAAGATAGTATTCAATAATATCCCAACAAATGGAGCTACGGCTTTCTATGTTACTTATGAATCTTCCTTATTTGAAACATCAACTCCAACTGGATTAAATCATTCTCCAAGTAAGACTCTTCCAACTGGTGGATATATATATCTTGATGATGAAATTTATGACTATAGAAGCTTTACGGTAAATGTTAATCCTGGATCAATTTTAGATAATCCACAAAAAGACTATATTGTTGTTAGCATAGAAAGTTTTGATGCAAATGGTAATCCAAAACCATATCAAAAATACGAACTAGAATCTAGCCTTTTATCTTTTGATGAAACAATTATAGAAACAGACATAGATGGCTTTGGTTACACAAAAGCAAGATACTCAGGAGCTACTCCATCTACCTACAATTATGGTACTCTTTTTGTAACCGGAATTGTTGACGATTATAGCTCTGCAAGTGATCAAGCAACAATAAACTATCAGATATTAAAGTCAGAATCCAATCAAGACAGCCTCAGTGCCGAGCCATCAAGTAGATTTATGGAAGCTAATGGAGAAAGCACTATTTACATAAACGGTCAATTGAATTCAAAGACTAAAGATATTTCAAATGTATATGTATATTATAGAAAAGCTAGAACTGTTAGTGAAATATTTGAAATTAGCGAATACAATTATGTTATGACAGATTCCAATGGTTCTTTTAGGGTTGGTCCAATAACAGCTCAAGAAATAGAAAATTCAGGATACTGGTATATGGCCTTAGAAACAGAATATAGTTCAACTCTTTCTGGTTCACCCGTTACTATATCAGGTGATATTGTTAGTTGGTTCGAAGACTCAAATGACGTTATTTTAAACGCCTCAGAAAGAAGGCTGCCTATCCAGGACAGTTACGATGCTGATGACTTTGCCGAGTTTAAGTCTACTCCAGTTTTTAAAGTAAATTATATAACAGGAAATCCAGAAACTCCAACAGCAACACCAAACATAGAGCTACCTAAATGGTTTAGAATACCAAGATATACTCAATATCAAATGGGAATACTGGGAAATCAGTATTATTTTGTAGACAATAACAAGAACTTTTATCCAAGTTAAAGTATAATGGAATAATATGAAAAAATTTACAAATGAAATAAATAATTCAAAAGAAAAAAAGATTAAAAAAGGCTATAATCTTCCTTCTTCAGCCGTTAACTTAGGATATTATTCTGTTGATGACATTTCTCCTGGCAACTCTCTTACCGTAGTTGATACATCTACTTCTATAAGAGAAAATTACATACAAAACAATAATGATCAATTGAGCTTAATAGCTAATGAACTAGGAATGCTGGAAGATCCAGTAACTGGAAATAATAGATTTTCTTCTGAAGATATATATGTTACCGATATAATGAATAGTAGAAAAAATACTACAGATTATATTAATGTTAATCTATTAAATTCAAATAGTAGTGGAGAAGGTTCAAAAACAGATTATCTATATTCTTATTATGTAAGTAGATATTTTACCGTTCAGGAAAACATTAAATCAACTCAAGTACAAAACTTTACCTATGCTGGTAAAAACATATTTGACTTAGCAAAAACTTCAGATATTCAAGATTTGATAAAAGAAAATAACGCAATTGATATAACTGATATTTATGTAACATATATAGATGGCAGGCACTACGTTGATGAAACTGGAAAGAAAAAATATAAAATAATCTTAGAAAGATATTTAGATAAATTCGTTTCTAGTATTGAAACTTTGTGCAGAATTATTGTTCTGTTAGAAGATCCTAATCCTTCTGGTCTTTTATTGAATTATAATAAAGTAGAATTAAGTAGTAGTAATTCTATTATAAATTCAATTTCAAATTATAAAGAAACAATTAACTCTGTACTTTTATTTAACAGAGAATCAGAAGAATCACTAGTAACAGATTACAGCTCAAAATTTGATAAAACATATTCTGTAAGCAATGTAGAAATATTAAAAAATAAATTTAGTTCTAGTGGTTTCTTTGACTCAAGAGGTTATAATTTTTACGTTAATAGAAAAGCTATACCAGACAATAGGAACTATGAAATATTTAACTGGAGAATAATCGGAAAAATAAAAAGAAGCTTTAATTACGCCGATAGAATAGATGGCGGAACTAACGAGTCTGGACGGAATAATCAAGGCAGCAGTTATAAAAGCTAATACTAAGTCAGATTATTCGGATCACTATAAGATTTTTTCAAAACTAGAAGTAAATAATAATCCAATTAATTTATATAATTATAGATTTGAAAATCCATCTTCGCAAAAAAATGGCATATTAAAATCAGATAGTTCTTATTGGACAGTTGATTTAGATTCAATTACGCATGAGGAAATTAAAGCTTTTGATTTTCTTGTTTTAGTTGTAAATTCAAATACAAACATATATTCATATATACCAAAAATAAAATCTTTTACAGATAATGGTGGTTGTCTTTTTATAGAAGTTGAAGGAGAAATAAGCGATTCTGTTAAAAGCATACTTCCTGTTGCGCCAGGTCAACTAACTAGTGGAACGGCTACATCATTAACCTATAATTTAGTTAATGATTCTGATTATTCTGATTTAAATTTGTTTGATAAAAATCAATCTTGGGATATAAATTCAGGAGAATTTGATTCTGGTTATGGAATATATGGAAAAATAAATCAATCAGTTACTGCGTTTTCTGCAGCTTACTCTAACTACAAGTGCGCAGAAACAAACATTGGTCCTATTGTTGTTCAGTTCAAAACTAACGTAAACGATAGTGGATCAGTTTCTTGTGGAAACATAATACTAAATACGGTTAGTATAAATAAAAAAGCAGGCGCAGATTATCTGCCAGGAACTGATACATCAGCTTCAGATACATCCTCAAGAATACTAACACTAACATCCGATGCAGAGGGACCACTAAAGTACTTTTACAATAGCATACTTGTTGGTATAATATCCAAATACTATACAACTAGCAATAGTTCCAACTCTTTTTCTACAAATATTCTAACACCAGTATTATTTCATGCAACAGCTTGGAATACTTCTTGGACTATAAATGGTCCAACTACTGAAGATAATTATTCTTATAATGATATTTTAATAAAAAATCAATACATGGATGAGTACTCTGAGTATGGATTTGTAAAAGAACAAAATAATGATATCTATAGAAAGCTAAATGATAAAACTGTAGAGCAGATTTTTATTGAAGACTTTTCCTCTAGCGTACCTTCTTCTTATGGTCAATTTTACAATACAAATGATTCAATTACTTATTATATAGAATTCACAAATTCAAGTATTGTTCCAAAAAACGGAACATACTTAGAAAATTCAATATCAACTGGAATTACAACTCCGTATAAAACATATGCTCTAGATTCCAATGCTCAAAAACAAACAATCTACGCAAAAACAACAACTATATCTAGACCATTAAATGTTCCTGCTAATTTTGGTACATTCTATATTAAAGATAGATTTAGAGATGTAAAAAATATAAGATTAAATCAACCAAATATAGTAAATGATAATCCATACTTTTATTCTTATGATTTTAAAACAAGTTGGAGAAAAGTAGTAAGCACTGAATCATCACTGTCTTTTGATATGTCTTTTGACATAAACTTTACTTTGCAGGTTCCAGTAACAATTCAAACATGGGAGAAAAAGTGGGAACAAGTTGGCACAATGCCGCTAGAAGATCCATCTCCTATTGATAGACAATTAAAATTTGAAGATGGAGAATACTCAGAGTTAAGCGTTACTTCTTCTGTTCCACTAAATAAAATAGGTAAAAAAATAACAAACAAGTACTTCTGCAGGGAAGATTTTATAGACTATACTTCTTCACACAATCCAAATGCAGCGGATAAAACATTTAATCATTACCCATATACTGGTGATATAGACCTTGGAAATACAGCTAAGCAATACTCTGTTGGTCCAAGATCTGGAGACGTAAATACTGGCGAATATGTCCATTATATACAATGGACCCTTAAACAAGACGGATACAATGTATCAACAGATGGGGTACTTGGACCGCAAACAGGGAGCGCTTTAACAAGTTTTCAATCAAAATATGGATTAGCAACTGTTGATCAACAGGTTGACTCTGAGACTAAAAGTGCAATGGCCTACTTTTGGGCAACAAAAAAACAAAAGAATCAACTGACTTCTGCAAAGTCAGCGATAAGAACATTTTATAATAATCAAAATAAAAAGACTATAGGCGATAAAGTAATAGCATATATAGATGCCGCTATAGATAGTGCAGATCCTATCTCAGTTACAAAAACTGGTTCAATAAAAAGAATATCTTATACAGGGTCAGTAAAAACTCCAAGTACTATAAAATCTAATATTTTTATAGCTTTACCAGCTCAAGTATATGGCAGAACACAAAACGATGAAGTTTATAATATTAAAATAAAAACCGGAGTATGCGGAGTTTTTATAGAGAATATTAAATTTTATCAAACAGAAACTAATGAAAGCAATTTGTCAAGATTTCCAGCACAAGGTGGTTTAGACAGACTTAGTGGAAACACTATAGACATACCTGCAAATACTGAAAGAGAAATTTCAATTGCATTTAGCTCCAATGCCTATAAAATCCTATGCCTGACAGTAACAGGAAAAAAACTTCCATCTAATTACGGTACTGGTCAAGGAATATTTATAGATTATATAACAGTAAATTATTTACCAGATCCAGGTGAACCGCAGCCAGTGTATGATTGGCGTACTTATGAATCTGGATCTATAGACGTAACTGCATATATAGATGTTAAAGCAGAAAAGATAGTTAAAGACTTAACAGTATCGAATACTCCAAAGTTAGAAACAATTACAAGCGCAAACTTTACAGCGCTTCCAATGATTGTTAAGGATTTTTATTATTTTGATTCAAATAATAATGTAAATAAATTTACATATTCAAGCGGTTCTTCAAATAAGATAGAAGTAGGGACTTCGCTTTCTATAAACTCTGTTTATGATTTAACAATTGAGAATGGAGTAACAGATCAATGGGGTACCCTAAAGGTTAATTTAGCTGAAGCAAGTGTTGTGCCAAGCGCAGTTGTTTCTGTTACTAACAAAAAAGTTGGCCCAAACGGAGGGACGAAAACTATAGATAATCAATATATAAATTATATTGACTTAGATATAAAAGATCCAAATAAAGATATAAATGGAACAACTCAAATAACACTTAGGTATGATGTTAATGTTACTTCTTTGTCTAGTGAAGTTTCCTATGGAGGACAAACTGTTGTTCCTGAGCATAGACATTTGTATGTATCCTTTTTGACAAAGGATCAGCCAAAGATAGAGAAAGTAAGTGCCGTCAATAAAAATAAAATAGACTATTTATCTGGCATAGTTTGCTTGTGCGATGATAGGGGAAACCCTGTCGGAAAGCCAAACTTTGCAATATCAAGTGATAATAATGATACTGTTTCCGTAAACATAACAAACATATACCTAGAAAGCACTTTGAATACTACAACAGATGGTTTAGTTTATGGATTTTTTGATTTTTCTGCAAGACAATTTTTAGGAAAAAATATATCTTATTCAGAATACCTAGAAAGAAATGGCGAAAATAATATATACATAGCTGTTATGGCTACTGATTATGATGGAAACATTCTATCTGATGATATAGATTTCCGTGGATTTTCTACAATACCAGTTAGTACTGCAAGAGTTCCAAATAAAGTTATATGCCCAGTGTATAACGTCAAGTTTAAGAATAAGGCATCCATAGAAGTATTTAAGCCACAAAATTTCCTAGATAAAAAATCACCATGGTATGTCGGTTTAAGTTCTGGTTCTTTTGTCAGATCAATAAGTATAAATACAAATAATATATACAACGAAAATATAAGCTGGATTAAAAAGTACTCGACTTCCTCATCACCAAACGTTGCCGTAAATGCTTTTTATGATACAACTCAATACACTTCTTCTGGTTGGTCTAATATTTTAGGAAGACCTTATTATGATATACATGAGGAAAAACCAATATTAATTGATTCAAAAACAATAAGATTAAGACAAACACCATTTGCAGTTGTTCACGAACCTTCAAATGATTTAAGGTATTTTGGATCGCCAATAAAACCATTTGTTTTTGCTTATGTAAGAGAGTCAATTTCAGAAAGTTGGTCTTTAATTCAGTATTCTGACATACTATCTTTTGATTCTAACACTGGAATAATTCAATTTAAAAACCCCATAGTTCCTACTGATTATAATTTAATAAAAGTAAATTATTCAGTATATTCTTCATATAGACCAATTAAAGTAATAGGGTCAAAAGATCTTAACTTAAATCCATACTTAGAAAAACAAATGGTTAAATTTAATAAACCAATGTTTTTTTACTTAGAACCAAATAAGGTTGAAATAGTTGGTCAATTTGAAAAACAGAAGGCATATGAAGAAATTGTAGAAAATGAAAATGTATTAAACTATACAGAAGATGCGACCATGTTTGATCCATCGCATCCAAAATATAATCCTTTAGCTGTTTTGCTGTGTACTATTTATATTGTAGATAACGATGTAATGGAATCTTTTGGCCTTAATGACTTAAGATTAAAAGGTGGCGGAATCAACTATAATAAGGATAGTATCGAAGTATTTAGAGATATGCCAAGAGCAAGATCTTTCTGGGATATGTCAGGGCCAGATGGTTATGCATATACTAATGGCGGATATGTTGTGATCCAGCTACCAAGCGCATTGAAACAGTACTTAGGAAATGATAAAATTAAAGAAGTTATATCAAGCGCTTTGACCGCTGGTGTTGTTTATGAGATACAGGATTACGATGGAAACTCTTGGGAGGATGCATAAATGAGAAGCTCTTTACCAGAATATATTCAAACCTATTCATTAGGTTCAAGAAAGGCCGTTTCAGACGTTATTGTCTTGGCTAAAAATGACGTAAGAAGTGCTTCTCAAATAGCAAAATCTTTGAATAATATGTCTTCTCTTAATACGTATAATGGTTTATCAATAAGGCCATATTCGCTAGCTTCCTTTGAAGCTTTTATAGATTTTTTTAGGGATATAAATTTAAAAACTATAGCATATTATGATTCAATGAACACTATAAGTGTGGCCATAAACAGCTATGTAAATGTTCTCAATTCAGAAATTTCAAAGTTAGAAAAAGATATTAATCAACTTCAGATATATGTAGAAAACTATGGTTTTATTTCCGGTGAAGACGATTTATACAATGGTTCTTTTATAGAGACTTTTTCTGATGATTCAAATTCTTACTTAAGGGAGTCTTTTCAGTTCAAGCATTACGATAAAGATGGTTTAGAATTTTTAGAAGCAAATTTAGCTGAAGTTGACATTGTTTCTAATACGCTAAAATCTGGAACCGCGTTTAGCAGTTTAGGTATTACTCCAAAAATTAAAGAATATAAAAATAACTATTCACAATATATATCATCTTCTTCTGATATTTATAATTTATTTTCAGATTCTTCAAATAAAAGCTGGAACACAACAATTAAATCTCCATCTATTATAACTTCAAAAAATGAAGATTTTTCAGAAATAAATTATGATTATAGCCAGATATCAGGAGCTAGCGCCTCACTACTTTTTTCTTTTGAAAATCCACAAAAGATGAATTGCGTAAGGGTTTCTCCTAATTTAGGTGTAGATTTACAGGTTCTTCAGGTTATATTATATTCTTCTGTTAGCCCTACAAATTCAGGGTCAACTGGATCTTCTGTAGATAGTTCTGAAACAAAAATTTATTTGCTAGACTCTCCACTTCTAATAGATGCAGTTAAAGATATCTCATTTACTGAGACCTTAGTTAAAAGTATTAAAATAATATTTAATCAACCAAAATATACTAAGGTATCTAATACATCTAGCATTTATGAAAATCAATCAAAAGTACTAGAATACTATATTGATAAAGTGAGAAAGAGTAGGGCAAACAAACATGATAAGCTTCAAGATATAGTCTACTCTTATTTTACTAAGAGAAATGAAATAGCTCAATTATCATCAAACCCAGATTATATACCAAATTATTATTCTTACAGATATCCATGCGAAGAAACATACTCAAACGCCAATGCGGTCTATGAATTTCTTTCTTCAAAAAATAATTTTGTTGAAATAGATAATAAAAAAGGTTTAAAAAATTCATCAGAGGTTACAAAAATTGTTCAATCTATAGTTTCCTATGTTATTGGAGAAAGATATAGGATGTCGCCAAGTGCATACGTAGCATCAAAACCCAGTGCCGGTTTTGTTGGCATATCTTCAGTGGACTTTTTGAATCCAGCACCGTTGGGCAATATACAATCTCCGCATGGATTTGCTAATCAAGATTTGGATCAATTTATACCTATGCCTGGATTAAGAGAAGTACAGAAGTCATTAACTACGCTGGATAAAGTAAATTATTATGAATACATTTTATCTGTTAAATCTATAAAATTTGGAATAATAAACGCAGTAGATTATAAAAATCAAACTAATAAACTTATTGATAAATCATATTTTATATCTAAGATGATAAACACAAATGGTTATATCAATAATCTAAAAATTAAATCAGATTATTTTATACCAAAAAATGCAAATAACACATTAGATTTAACAACAACAGCGGCTATAGAGTTTGATGTTTCTCTAAATGTAAATGCACAAGTGAATACAGACTGGGTTCCAATTCTTCCAAATGGAGAAAAAGAAGTTGAAGCAGAAAAACTGTTTCCATATGAAGGAAATGGTTTAGTTAAATTTAGGTTTCCAGCAATTAGGTCCAGCTTAAAAGTTTATGAAAATGGCATACTAATGTCTGATACAAGGATTAATAGTTCTGATTCAGATGCTATAACACAAATTAATATTATAGATTACAACAAATCTAATATATATGTAGCCAAATATACCGTAAGTGCGAATTATAATCCCAATGAAATTGACTTTAGTCAAAAATCAATACAGTCTTTTTCCCTTAAAACATATTCTGATAAAGAAGGTTTAGGAGAAAAGCTATCTACGGTAGGCCTTGACAATAGGGCAGAATTATCTTTTGATCCTTATATAGATTACTCTAAGTTCGCTAATCATATATATTCGAGTTCTGCTGGTACTATAGGGTCAAGTGGCACTAGTACATACTCTCCTGTAGCCGTAATATTAGAAGACGGTTCAGCTGCAATTAATTTAACAAACTATCTTCCAAATAAATATGTTAAATATATTCTTCCAATTAACTCAGATACTGAAACATATTTTATACAAAATGGTAATAGTTTAGTCTTCAGTAAGAGTTGTAATAACTTTAAAGTTTATTATGATTATATACCTGAATCTTTAAGGTATAAAGTTGTTTTAAGAAATTTAGATCCTTCTAAGCAGAGCAGCGCATATGTGGACAATATTGTGTTAAAATATCAACAAAAGAATACAGATAATTTTACTAATAAATTATTAAAGGTCGTTTAAAATCATGGCACAATTCTCACCAAAAACATCATCCTATGACACAATAGTTTATAAGGTATCAAAATTTTTTGAAGACTATTATAATCAAAAATTTAAAACATACGAAGAATTTTCTGTGGCATATCAAAAACTTTTACAAGAAGTAGAAGAATCAAACGTAGGTGTTACTGGAAAATATAATCCAATAATAAAACGGACAACCACCTAGCTCTTCTCAAATACTAGAGTTTGCAAGAGATATAACAGCCGATTCTGCGATTATGGCAAGGCAAATGGATTATCTTTTAGCAAAAACAATTAGTTCTTTTAACTTGTTTCAGTCAGAAATAGATAAAGAATCAAATAATATAAATAGAATTAATTCAAAAATAAAAGTACTGCAGCTATACTCAAAGAGTACCAGTGAAGATATATATTATCTTGGTGATTCTTTTGAGAATTTTGAGAATGTAGATTTAACAGCAAAATATACTGCACCAATCAGCATTGTTACAGAAGGCCACCTGTCTCTTCCTGTTATATCTGGATCTGTTTGGCCAATAGAAAATATTTCCATTAAGGAAAAAGATGAGAACAATAATGTTCTTTCTAATGGAACTTCTGGAAACTATCATATGGCATTAAAGCAGTCTGTAAATACGGAAAAAGAAAAAGAAAACCCTGAAGACTATAAGTATATTTTTGAAAATACAGTGGTTAACAATTTAGGCTACATATATTTTGATACAAATCCAAATACATATTTTGAATATGAAAAATTGAAAGTTTCAAATTTAAATGGACCTGAGTATGACTATGAGTTTAGCTACTCAAAAACATATAATAATACCAGTTCTTTTGTTCCGTGGAACAACGCTTCAGACGATCCATTAAAATTAACTCTAGATCTAGAAAGAACTGCAACTGCAGATCTACCTGCAAACTGCATAAATATACTTCCATTTTTTGGATATGACAACAATGGAATATCTAGTGTTAAAGTATCAAGTATAGTTTTGGAAAGTTTAGAAAATAATCAATTAAAAAAAGAAGAAATCTTATCAAGCCCTATAGTTATAGGGTCAACTGTAGTTCCATTTGGTGTAAAAAATTCCAGTAATTATTTTTATAGAAAAGCAAATATAAAGTTTTCTCATAGAAATCTAATAAAAGCTTCTATAACATTCATTCAAGAAAACCCAACACCAATATCTGTAAAGCATGCTTACTGGACTGTATCTAAGGTTTTGGGGTCATTTGATTTTGTCAATTCAAAGGATTATATAGAATTCAATAGATCAGAAAGAGGTATATCTCCAGCTGGAGTATGGGTTAGTGGAGCTAGATTTAATCCAAGTTTAATTAAATCAAAAAGCGAACTTTCAAATATATCAGGCTTAGATTCAGCAGTAAATAACTTAGTGCCGTCAGTACTAAGTCCAGAGTCTGTTAATTCTTCTTCTACTTCTAGGTCAGTAAAGTTTACTGGAGACAGCAATATTTCCTATGACTATTATGTAATGAAAGTATTAGATAAGAAAAATAAAAAATATGTTTACATAGATTATCTAAAGTCTTTAAATGAAGATGAGTACGCATATGAGAAAAAATTAGTTCCATCCAATAAAACAATTTTTGATGATTGGTGGCCAGCATCGTATAAAATAGTTGGCTATGATAAAGCAAATCATGATGGAAACGAAGTTCCTAAAAAGTTTTTTACAGGACTAAATGGAAATCCAGATGATCCAAAATGGGAAGCTTTGATGCTACCGTACGCTTCTAATCCATCTTATGTTCCTTCGCCGGGTACAACTGAAGTACCAGAAGAAATATTTGATTGGTGGATGATTAAATTTAAATTAACAGGCGTGCTAAAAATGCCTACATATATTGGAACAAGTAAGCCAGCTTATTATCTTGGTGATCTTTATAATATATCTAATTCAGATATATCTTATGAAAAAATAGAAAGAACAACACCAGTAAAAGTTAACTACAGCGTTTCTCTTTCTAAAAATTATGAAATTTTAACACATGGAAAAGAGTATAACTCAAAAACCATTGAAGCCAAGAGATGGTCTATAGGAATAAGAGATATTTCTATCGATTCAGAAGTTTATCAAAATTCTTCCGAAATGATCTCTAAGGCATATAACTTTCCTTATCCAGTAGAGTACCTAATGCTTTACTCTGATTATAAGATTCCAATGAACCAATCAAGCTCAAGTCAAGAAATAGAACCCATATCTTATTATATATCCATTGATGATGGATCTACTTGGAACCCTATATCTCCAGCTGAAAATCCATTTAATTCAGAAATACCAGAAATATATTGTTTTAACAAAAACATATCCGACAACTTAAGATTACCAGGCGTAGCTTATATAGACACAGCTTCTCAAGTAAACTCATTAAGAGTAAAAATTGTATTTAAAAAACCATACAATACAAACGGAACACCAATTGTTAATTACTATCAATTAGCAGCAAAAGTTAAAAGGTTATAATATGATAGAAGATATTCAAAAAATAAGATTTTTAAATAATCTATATAAATCTTACTACGCCTACGGCAAAGAACTTGATGAGATTTCTATCAAGAGATTATATAGTACATACTTTAGGGAAAATCCAGCTGGATCCCCTCTTTCATTGGATGTAGAACTTCTTAGATCTAGTTCGGTAGCAAATATTGATTATATAAACAATATAATGGCTAGAGCTTTATTTAATATGGATGTTCTTTATGATTCAACTTACGAATCCATAGAAGATCTTTATTCAATTGTTACTTCATTAAATAATAGAATAAACTCCTTAAGAGCTAAGAGAACATCTTTAGAAAAAAAGATTGATGACTATATCTTTGCTATAACAAATAGCGATGGCTACTACGCATCTTTTTCAGAAGAGTTTACGGATATAACAGGAATCGATACAAAGTATTCAAGTGTATATTTAGACACTGATTCAAAATCTATATCCTTAAGTTCTATTAGTTCCGGTTCTTTTAATCAAGTAGGAAATAATACTTCAAAATCTAATAATATAAAATACAGTGTGTTTTTTAATGGTAATTCAATTAAGTCAAACGTAGATGCCGGCGAAAACGCTTCTTTAATCTTTGATGGTTTAAGTGATACGTATTGGAAATATACTCATGTTTCAAATTCGCCAGGTATATGTTCCATTAGACTTGATATAACTCCATATTCATCATCTTCTATATCTAAAATATTTGGAAGAATTTCTTCAGATAAGAAAATAAATATAATGTTACAAGTTAATTCAAATTTTGAAACAGGTAATGAGGCGCCTGTTTATTCAGCTCAGTCAGAAAATGATTTTGATAATTTTGTTTTTCAATTTGAACCAGTAAATCTAAGTTCAGCATCTATATTCTTAATTAAGAATGAACCAGATAGGCTTGTTAAATCTGGAAATAGCATTTCATATGAGTATGACTTTGTTGTTAGAGACATAATTTTATCTGGAATGTATTACGATTTAAATGGTGTTTATGTTTCTAATCCAATAAATATTTCCTATGAGAATAGTAAAAATATAATAGACTCAGTAGCTATTGACGTAACAGCTCAAAACCATGCTAGTAATGATCTCCAGTACTTTATAGCAAAGGACAACCCATCTGCTTCTTCTTTGGATGACTTTCAGTGGATTCCTATATCTCCATCAAATGAGTTAAATAAATCTTACCCAAAAACAGTTTCTTTTAATGGGTCAAATTTAGTATATAAAACAATATCCGAAAACCAAAACAACTCTAACGAAATTATAAAGTATTTTTCTAATGCCGAAGAAACTAATTTACCAGGATTTGAAAATATATCAATATACAGAATAGGAAAGATAGATAAAGATACAAATCCAATTGAACCGGTTATACTAGAGGGTTATAACAGGTTTATTTGGCACAAATATCAATATGAAGATGGGCTATGCTCCAACCTTTCAAGGTGGAAAGATGAAGTCTTAACAGATATGAAGTCTAGTGTTGTTACTTCTTCTTCTCAAATTGGAAATACCTCTTCGTTCTGGACAGCTCCTTCAATAGATGAAGGCGGAAGTGTGTATATATCTTTTGATATTCTGATGTCATCAAATGTTAATGTCCAAAAACTTATAACTAAAAATGATGACTATAGCTTTAATTGGGATATGGCTATTTACTTAAATGGATCGTTAATTAAAAAAATTAAGCCAGGTGTCAGCCAAGATAATATTGAATGGAATTTTAAAGAGGGAATTAACAACATAATAATATGCATAGATGCACAACCAAAAACAACGTCAACTTCTAAATTGGGCTTGTATGGATCTTTTACTCTAATGCAGCAGAGTAGAATATCTGAATACGGTCTTGTATATCAAAAATACTTATCCTATATAGCACCTGAAGTATTTAAAAATAATAATGGAATAGTCAATGACAGTTTTAGTATTGCAACAATAGATACAGAAAAGTATATTATTTCAAATAGAAATATCTTGTATGGATCTAGGTTCTATTATTATTTAAATAATACTGAATCTATAGTTGATTCTATTAGAGTTAGGATAAATATGAGAAGGAATTCTTTTAGCCCTAAGTCTTCTCCAATTGTTACTTCTTATAGAGTTAAATTTGGAAGATCTGAAAAACTAAGTGAAACAGTATCTTTGATACCATCTGAAATACTTAAGTCTAGATCTTAAAGGAAAAATAATGTCAACATACTTTTACAGCGAAAATGATAAATCAAAAAACATATATCAACCATTGTTTAATAGGTCTAGACAAAAATACAGAGGCCCAAGAGAATCTGAAATTCAAAATCTTGAACAGGATCAAATCTTAGTTGATATAGCTAGGTTAAAAAAGAGAATAAGTGAGCTAGAAAACGTGTTATTGGAAATGTCAGAAAGTTTTTATTTTCATAATTCAGCTACTCCAAACATAAACTCAGCAACACCTTTTTACGACATAGAATACAAAAAGTATGAAGATGAAGAAAGTTCTTATTACTTATCAGAAGATACAGTAAGTCTTTCTTCTCAACTTTTTAGGCTATATAAAAAATTAAACTTATTAGAAAATCAGGAGATATAATGTCTGAATTAATCAATACAAAAAAAAGAACTAATCAGTATTCTGGAAACTATAGTTCAACAGAATACAACAGTAGAGTAGAAGAAAATTACCAAGATCTAGTTTACCTATATAATAAATACAATGTTCTTGACAAAAAGATAGATGAAACATTTAATAGGGTCGCTACAGATCATGTATTTATGTCTAGATATATTAAGGATATTCTAGAAAGAATTAAGGCTATAGAAGCACAAGAAAAAATGATGTCAATACATTCATATAGCCAGATAGATAACGCTAGATTTGCAAGTAATGAAGATTACGCAATTTCTTCAGGTGAACAATTAAGTTTTAATTCGATATATAACTACCTAACTTTGCCAGAGATAACTGGATCTTCGGTTTCTCTTTTAAAAACATATAACTCACTAAACGATCAGGTCATACCTGATTACATAAACTTAAAAGTAGTTCCATTAAACTCCGCTGATGGCGCCGGCGCTTTAATAGATACAACTCCACCATATTATTGCTTATATGATAGGCACGATAGAGTCTGGAGACGTTCAGTGGTAGTAGATGAGCCAGTAATCAACGGTGCACTGATGTATTTTTATATAAAAATTCCACAAAACTCGATAAACCAAAAGATAAACACACTAATGTTAAGCCCGTATCCATCTAACTCTGTAGATATTATTAGTATTGAATATACTCAAAATCCAAATCCAATTTTGTCTGATGGAGATTCATGGAAGCCAATCAACGAAAAGTCACTATACAACAACGATCCAAGTGCAGTTGGATACGTGGCGCCTGGAGGCTGGGTTAGAAGTACAGTTTCAGACGCTATCCTTTCTTCTGGTCCACTATATTTTAATTTTAATGTCGCACAAACTGACACAAAACCAGTAACTGCTCTAAGAATAGCAATGAGACAGAGAAATTATATTAAAGAAAATGGTAAATATATATATACTTATGGTCTATCAGATTTAGATGTTAGAGTAAATAAACACATGCCCACAGGAAAAGCGTTTATTAAATATATGGCTCCTGAAGATACTTTAATTTTTACTGTTGATTCTGTTACGCCAAAAATATACAATGTACCATTAAGCTTAATTGACAACATATTTACTTATAGGGTTATTTATCCAACTTCTTCAGGTGGATATAGTTTGTCGCCACAAGGTGGGTCTTCTAACGTTTGGATAGAGGTTTCTTTGTCCAAAACTGAAACAGGAGATGTGCCAATTATCAGTGATCTAATTGTAAATTATAGTTAATTCCATTACTATATAAATAACCAATTATTTTAATTAAGGAGTAGAAATGGCTACATTTTATGACGGACCAAGACCAGTTTTAAAGGGTAGAAATACCTCACAAATGGTTAACCCATATAAGGGTACAGCTGGAACGTATTCTTTTTATCCACTATTTAGCACTTCCCATGTATTAGATGGGGCTCCTGATAATCATCATGTACCAGGTACTGGATACCACCCAGGAAACGTGCTGTTGTCGCAGTTGTTTAATGGTACAAATCTGTATGTTCATCCATTGTCTGGAACATTCCCTAATGGTAAAGCTACATATGATGGAGCAAGATTTAAGCCACTTGAGTACAAGGGCCTTTCAACAGCAAAAGCATTTTCCACAGGCTACGGACACGCAGTAGATAGAGCTAGTGACTATGCTCTTTATAGCAATTATAAGTTTGATGGAGTAACATCAGCTAACGTATTTGCCAGCGGTTTTGGTCACGCTCAAAGAACTGATGCGCAAGGTGCAGCTGCCTCTTTTGGATTATTCATACCAGACGAGAAGCATGGTGTCCCAAGTGCTATAGTATTTACCAGTGGTTATGGTCAAGCTAACACAACTGGAGACTATGGTCGTGAAAAAATTAACGAATGGGTTGGCGTCCCATCAGCAAAAGCTCTATAAATATTACACTCAACCAATAAAGCTAGAAAAAGACGAAAGAATTTCTGGATCATATGGTTGGTTAGTTTTATTTCTTGGCGTTTTAGCGTATGACACATACGCTATTAAAACTAAAAAAATAGAAACATTAACTAGAGCTTTTTGGAGATCTACTGAAAATCCAGCCAAGAGTATAGTTCCAGTAGGTGTATGGTTACTTTTAACATTTCATCTTCTAGGAGAAAAAAAGTTAAGAAGAAAAATAACGGAGGAAATTTAATGACTAAACTTTATAAAGATGTTTTAGAAAGAGCACTTTGGACAGCGGTTCAAACATTTATAGCAGTTTGGACGGTTGGAGATATGCAGTCTGCAAAAGCTGCAAGTGTTGCTGCTATAGCTGCATCTCTTAGCGTAATAAAAGGCTTCGCTGCAACAAAAGTGGGAGATAAGGACTCAGCTGCTACTCTAAAATAGTTCATTAAGCATCCAGCAAACCGTTGTTTCTGATATAATATCTGAAAGCGGTAAAGATAGATCCCGCCAATTTTGGCGGGATTAGTCTTTTATGGCAAAGTTTTTTATAGGTTTTTCGAAAATTAGATAGGTGAATGTATGTCAGATCTTTTAGATAGAGTAATAAAAGAAAATACTCTACCTCTTGAGTTAGCAGAAGACTACTTAAAAATATATGTCGCAGACATAGAGTGGAAAACCCATATAAATAAGTTATGGAAGAACTTTAGTAATAAAAAAATAAGCGATGAAGAATGTAAGACATTAGTTAAAAAAGCAATAAGCTGTGCCGTTCTTCTTCCAAGTCTAGAAAATACTCAAATACCAGATCCACCTCAGTCTCTATTGTTTTGGTGTACTGCTTGGGCTCAGTTTAATGAAAGAGATTGGTTTGAGCTGTTTAAAGAAACAGTAGAAAAAGATATTTCTATTAAGAATAATAGAAAAAAAATAATAGAAGCTGGAATAATAGATCCAATAGACTACTCACCTTTAACTAGGCAGGCCTATAACTGGCTTTACGATAAAGCCGAATCTAGTGGAGCTATCAATGAGTCTAATAAAGATATTGTTATAAAGAAGCTTAAAAATATTGTTACAATCTATGGTGGAACAGTGATATCTAGCATTTTTGTTAGTCATCCACAAAATATAGAAAAAGTTACAAATTGGAGAAGTGCATACTTCTTTGAGAAAGAAATACACAAAGTATATTCTATGGAAAAAATCCTGAAAATAAAAAACATGGAATTTACAAAAACTAATCCAAACTATATTAAAAAATATAACAAACTAACAAATACAAATAAGTAAAAATAAGGAGAAAATTGTAATGTCAGAAGAAATCGAAAACGGAAATCCAGATCTAGTTCCTATATCAAATAAATCATCAATGTTTATGTTTAGGTTAACAGATGATTTTGTTGATTCATATAGAAGTAAAGTGCCACCATTTGGCTATAGGGACGCTGGAGGAAACTCTGTTGGCGAAATAACATTTCTTCGTACATATTCTCGTCTAAAAGAAGATGGGAAAAAAGAAACATGGGTAGATGTATGTGAGCGTGTAATTAATGGAATGTACTCATTGCAAAAGGAACACTGCAAAAAGAATAGACTTCCATGGAATGACGCAAAGGCCCAAGCTTCGGCTAAGGAAGGATTTGATCGCCTGTTCAACCTAAAATGGACACCACCAGGAAGAGGCTTATGGGCCATGGGTACAAATATAGTTAATATACAAAAAAACTCAGCTGCCCTACAAAACTGTGCATTCGTATCAACATCTGAAATGACAAAGCTGAATCCTTCTAAGCCATTTGCGTTCCTAATGGAAGCATCAATGCTTGGCGTTGGAGTTGGATTTGATGATAAGGGAGCGGATAAAGATTTTAATATCTATGAACCAGTAGGAGAGCCAGTAACTTATGTAATCCCAGACACTAGAGAAGGATGGGTTGAGTCTTTAACTTTGGTTCTTAATTCTTACCTAAAAGAAAATCAACCTAAATACTCTTTTGACTACTCACAAATAAGACCATCTGGAACTCCAATCAAAACATTCGGAGGTGTAGCTGCTGGTCATGAACCACTACTTAAGCTTCATAATCATATTGAAAAGATGTTTTCTGGTAGAGCTGGATCAAAGCTTACAAGAGTTGATATAGCAGACATTGGAAACTTAATTGGAGTTTGTGTTGTTTCTGGAAACGTAAGAAGATCTGCTGAGCTTTTAATAGGTAGATTAAATGATGAAAAGTTCTTAAACTTAAAAAATAAAGATGAATTTCCAGAAAGAAATTCCTATGATCCAAACAATCCAGGATGGGGATGGATGTCAAACAACTCTGTTGAAACAGAAGTTGGTGCTGACTTAACCCCAATAATAGAAGGTATATCTCTTAATGGAGAACCAGGAGTTATTTGGATGGATGTTTCTAGAAAGTATGGAAGACTTATTGATCCTCCAAATAACAAAGACCATAGAGTTGCTGGCTATAACCCATGCGCAGAGCAATCGCTTGAATCATATGAGTGCTGTACACTTGTGGAGACTTATCTTGGCAGACATGAAAACCTAGAAGATTATAAGCGTACCCTTAAGTTTGCTTACCTATATGCAAAAACTGTAACTCTTCTTCCAACACATTGGGAAGAGACAAATGCAATCATGCAACGAAACCGCAGAATTGGAACATCAATGTCTGGTGTTGCAGACTTTGCGGATAGACTTGGTATGCCAGTTCTAAAGGAATGGATGAACCAAGGATACAAAACAATTCAAAGATACGATAACGTATACTCTGAATGGCTTGGTATTCGTGAGTCAATAAAGATGACAACCGTTAAGCCGTCTGGGACAGTTTCTATTTTGGCTGGAGAATCACCAGGAGTTCACTGGACGCCTGGTGGCAAGTTCTTTAATAGAACAATTAGATTCTCTAATGAAGATCCAATGTTACCACTTTTTAGAATGGCAAACTATGTAGTTGAGCCGGCATCTGAGTCGCCAGATACAACTTCTGTGGTTTATTTCCCTATAAAATCTCAAGCAGTTAGGTCAGAAAAGGACGTAACAATTTTTGAGAAAATGGCTTTAGCCACTACTGCACAAAGATACTGGTCGGACAATTCTGTTTCTGTTACCATTTCCTTTAACAAGGAAACAGAAGCCCAACACGTAGGTACCGTACTGCATATGCATGATGGTCAGTTAAAGTCTGTATCTTTCTTGCCAAGTGGAAACGACACCTACCCACAAATGCCATATACGCAGATTACAGAAGAGGAATATACAACAGCTTCAATGTCTTTGTTTCCTATAGATCTTACTGGAGTCTACGCTGGAATGGCAGCAGACGCTATAGGTGAACGCTACTGTACTACAGACTCATGCGAGATTAAATTTATAAAAGAAGTTAATAGTTGATAGAAAATGAGCGATAATAATTTTGAAGATAAGTTTTTTGATATAACAAAAAATGAACATATTGATAATGTAGACGTTATTCTTAATGAAGAAAAAATAAACTATGCAAAAAATTATCTTAATATTATCAACTCATTAAATCAACTTATAGTACATATAAGCGCAATGACAATTGACCTTCTTAATGATCCTACGTTTTCTCTAGATAAAGAAATATGTGATATGATAGATGAAGCATTTGTTATGTCGGAAGATCTAACCGACTTAATAATAAAAAATTATTATTCTATATCAATAGATGATTTTGAAGAAGTTAATGGTTTCATAGAGGACGAGTATGGAGATGATGAAGGAAACGGCAACTACGGAGAGTACTAAAGATTTAATTGAAATTGAATCAAATATAGTTTCTGGCGTTGATGATGAATACAATAGAGTTATACAAGTACTAAATAATGGATATGTAAGATTAGTTGATCATATGGGTTCAGATGTCTCAGTCGCAAATGCGGCTAGGGCCTCCTTTGCTAAGGAGAATCCAACAAAAGATCTAACTACCTCAGATGCTAGATTAATCAAATATCTAGCTAGAGAAAATCATATGTCTCCTTTTAGGCACGCTTTTATAACCCTGGAGTTCAAAGCCCCATTAATGGTTGCACGACAGCATTGGAAATATGTAGTTGGTTCAGATCATACAATGGATTCATGGAATGAGTCTTCAAGAAGATATATAACAATGGATCCAGACTTCTATGTACCAAAACCAGATGAATGGAGATTAGCTCCAGAGGATAAGAAGCAGGGTTCTGCAGGGTTAATGTCACCTTGGGATGGTTCTATATTTACTGAACAGCTAAAAAGACTAATAGAAACAAGCGAAGCTTTGTATAATATGGCATTAAGTAGCAATATAGCTCCAGAGCAAGCAAGACTGTTTCTTCCAGCTTATGCAATGAATGTTGTATATAGGTGGTCTTGCAGCCTACAGTCTGTAGCTTTGTTCTTGTCACAAAGACTAGCAGAAGATGCGCAAAAGGAAATACAACTTTATGCCGATGCGGTGTACAGATTAGTTCAACCTTTGTATCCAGTTTCTATAGCATCTTTAATAGGGGTAGAATAATTGATTTTAAATATACTTAAAATAATATTAATTACATTATTGATGAATTGGTTAATTTCGCTTCATTTTTTCTTGCAGTCAAATATGAATAACAAAAAAATCAAAAATCAATTGATCACAATATGCCTAGCCATAGGGGCTTTGGTGCCGGCAATATTTATATATTTATGAATGTAACAAAAAAAGACAGACAATTTATTGAGCTATGTTCAGCTGCATCTAAAATTTTTTCTACTTGTGCAAAAAAACAATACGCAGCTATTCTAGTTGACAATTTAAATCACATTGTTGGATTTGGATACAATGGTGGGCCATCAAATCACGATCACTGTAATGAAGGTGGCTGTCCAAGATATAATGAAAATAGCGAAAATGGATCGTCTTATGATAACTGTATTGCGATACATGCAGAAGCAAACGCTATAATACATAGCGATTATTCTTCTAATGCAGAAAGATTATATGTAAATGGACCACCATGCTTTTCTTGTGCTAAACTGATTGCAAATAGTAAAATTAAAAAAGTATATTATATTACTGATCCAAATTATACATATATAAATTGGAATCAAATAAAAAGTTTTTTACAAAAATCAAATGTTGAAACGATAGAAGTTTTATGGCAGCATCAAAATTAAATTATATAGTTCTTTACGAAGGAATAAGCCAAGTATATGGATGTTCCTCAAAGAAGATAGCAATAGAAAGCCCTCCTCCAGCTGGAGTTGGACAAGATAAGAAAAAAATATATTTTATAACATTAGAACCAGATACTAACAATTTATGTATACACAGAGTAGAAGAAAATGAGTAAAAAACAAACAGAAAAAAAGAAAGTAATCTTAAAATTAAAAGCTCAAGAATCCTATATTGTAGCTGATTCTGAATTTTTTATTAGAATAGCTGAGTCATTAGAGTTATTGGCTAAATTATCAGAAGATAAAAACCAAAAGACGCAACATACAAACAACGCTAACTTTATAAGAAACAATTCTTATACTAATGTTTTTAATCCTCAAATAAACGATTACGAAGATTGGGATTAGCAAATATGATAGATCTATGTGTGGTAAATCACAACACCCGAAGACTAATGCAACGCTTTTTGGACGAGTTGCATAGTGATTTAGATAGTCCAAATGGCGCGCTCAATAAAAATTGGAACCTACATATTACAGATAATGATTCTACTGATGATTTTGTAGAGTTTATAAGAAATAATGGTCATACTTATCATATAGATAATTTATTCTTAAGAAAGAATATAGGTTATTCAGCAGCGTGTAATTATATGGCTAGTAAGACTAGCGGAGATATAATAGGCCTTTTAAATTCTGACGTTTGGATGACAAGCTCTGATGTACTTAAGATAGAAAAAATATTTAATGATAATCCTGATATCCATATTCTTGGTCCAAAACAAAGAGACGAATACGGAAGAGTAACTCACGCAGGAATTACTGGAACAGGCTCTAAGCCAGTAATGAGAGGGTGGATGGTATCAGACAAAGACGATAGTATGTTTAGAGATAGAATTGATTGCGTATCAGTTTCTGGATCAGCTTACTTTATTAGAAGAGAAGTTTGGAATGCAATGACTAACAATGCAGATTTTAGAAAGCTACATCCGGAAGCTCTTGGGGCGTTCTTGCCTACCCCTCATTATTATGAAGAAACTTGGTGTTCATATTTTGCTAGACACCTAGGATACAATGTTGTTTATGATGGTTCAGTGTCAATAGGTCACAGTTGGCATGCATCATCAGCAAAACCAGGAGAGGGTGTAAGTCATGTCGATCATTACTTTCCAATCTCTAGGGAAATATTCAGAAAAGCATGTGATCATTTTGGAATAGAAAGAGATTAAATATGAGCGATAAATTAAACCCGTGGATATATAACGCAGAAGTAAAAAAAATAGTTGATGGTGATACATTTGATATTGTTATTGACTTAGGATTTGATACTTTACGCAAAGGAAGAGTTAGATTGTATGGGGTTAATACTCCAGAGAGTAGAACTTCTAATTTAGAAGAAAAAAAACAAGGACTTGCGGCAAAAGAATTTACAGAACAATGGCTAGCAAAAGCAGATAATTGGGTTAAGATAGAAACTATTATTGATAAAAACGAAAAATATGGTAGAGTCTTAGCTAAAGTTTGGGATAAAGATGGCAACTGTTTAAATACTGATATAGTTGCATCAGGCCTTGCTAGAGAGTATTATGGTGTTGGAGATAAGACATGGACGGAATTTAAAAAGGACAAGTAGTGCAAACATTTTTGCCATATAATGATTTTCTTCATTCAGTAAAAGTATTAGATTATAAAAGATTAGGAAAACAACGTGTTGAAACATTTCAAGTTCTTAACATTTTACTCGATAGAACGCCTACGAAAGGCTGGAGAAACCATCCAGTTACTCGTATGTGGACTGGTTATGAAGAAGCGCTGAAGTTATATCAAAACTTTACCATAGAAGAATGGATCAAAAGAGGATATAAAAATACTATGCAGCTAGAAAAAATAGACATGCGTAATATTAAACTTCCACCATGGTTTGGTGACGAACAACTACATAGATCTCATAGGTCTAATTTACTTAGAAAAGATTATGAATATTATTCTCAGTATTTTGACGAGCCGTCAGATTTAGAGTATTATTGGCCAGTATGAGTATAACAATTTATCTCGCAGGTGCCATGGACTATGTTGGCGATTATGCAAAAGGGTGGAGACAAGAAGCTACATTCATGTTAAATCAACGTGGCTATAAAGTACTTGACCCAACGTCTATTCCTGAAGAAGATGGTATGAGCGCAGAAGAAATTGCACAAAAAAATCTCTTCATGCAGAAGAATTCAGATATACTTCTGGTAGAATACATGCTAGAAGACAGAGCGTATATAGGAACTGATTTTGAAATGGCTTGGGCAAAGCTTCATGGTCAGCCTTCAATCGTTATGTGTTCTAAGCAGAATAAAGATCGTCCATATATGAAATATATGGCAACAAAACTTGCAGAAGATCTGCAAGATGCTATAGAATATATAGCAGTACATTATCCAATTAACTAAAAAGGAAAAGGTAAATATGTCAGATAATAAGTTCAAGTACTTTACTGTTGAGTCACTTGTTGTAGTTAAGGCTAACAACAAGACAGACGCAGAGAAGCTTGCGATGGGCCGTAAGGGAGTCCAGGGTGAAGTCATCCTTAAGACAACCGATGTCGAGCGCATTTCAGCAGTTGAAGCACGTAAGCAAATCGAAATCTGATTTTAATTAGATATAACCAGTTAAGTGAGGGAGTAAGTTCTTTTACTCCCTCACTTAACTATATTGGAGGCAATTATGATATATGGTTTAATGGTAGGAAGAAACGAAGAGGGTAGATATCTAGAAGAGGTTCTTTCTAGATTATCTAATCAAGTTGATCAGATAATATTTACTGATGACTGTTCAACGGACTCTACTCCAGAGATTGCAAGTAAGTACGCAAAAGTGTATTCTACTTCTGAAAATCTTTTTATAAAACACGAAGGCCAATTAAGATCTGAAGCTTGGGCAAATCTCTCTAAGCATGCAAAACCAGGCGATTGGATTGTTGCAATAGATGCAGATGAAAAGATTTATACATTAGATAATTTTAGTCTTGAAGACGTCCTAAAAAGATCTCCTTATGATGTGGTTAACGTCAAAAGATATGAGATGTGGAATGAAGAGGGATATAGAGTCGATAAGATGTGGGCCCCTCACAATACCATGAGAATATTTAGGTTTAGTGAAGGCGGAGTTTATTTAGATAAAGTATTAGCCTGTGGTTCTGAGCCAACTTATGTTTTTGATTGGGTAAGAAAGAGAAACTTTTGGCTAGACTCTAGTATAATAATGCAGCACCTTGGATACTTAAAAGACGAGGATAAGCAAAGTAAATATAATAGATATACAACAATAGATAATGGGCAATTTCATAATATTAATCATATAAATTCAATAAAAGACGATACAACAGTATTGATACCTTGGGGTATCTTTGGAGATAAAAAGGTAGATTTAAAATGAAAACTTTAGGTGCAAAAGAAACGATCAAACAACTTACATATAGAATGTCTAATAATACTAGATTTGCATATGTAAATTTTTCTAAGTCCGCTCTACTAGCAGCTTCTGGTAAGATTTCACCAGAAAAAAGACCACCAAAAATGTTTACTAAATCAATTATTAATTCTATTCAAAATACAGATAAGAATTTCATGAAGTCTGTTCCGCACTTTATGCTGGAGAATAATGAAGGGTTTGACATTAAGTCAATTCCAGGGATAGATAAATCTATCATTTATGATGGCGGTATGTTTGAATATTACTTCTTAAATAAAAAAGATATCTTTGATTCTTTTACTAATTTTTATATTAAGAATTCTAAAAATTTAGTAATTTCTTTTCATGATAAAAAAGTATCCCAAAAGATAATAGGAACACCAACTCATCATATTCATGTTCCATATAATGATTTTTATGAGAAGTTAGATTCAGTAACTCAGCAGGTTATGGAACTAGAAGGCCAAGTTGATTATTGCATACTTGACTGCCCAGTATTATCTTCTGCCTTAGCAAGTAAGATATGGCAGAACTCTAGTATGTCAATATTAGATTTTGGAAAAGTATTTACAATATCTAACAAATAAACTATAATGGAAAACTCTAAAAAAGTTTCCTTTGACGAAGACGATGTTCAGTATATGACTGATCTTTTGTTGGAAACTTCTATGTCTTTAACCGATATAGCAAAAGAGCTAAATTGTTCTATCAGTTTTTTAAATAAAAAAATAAACCAATATGGTTTAAGCTGGTTAAAAACAAGTCATAAAAAAATGTCAAGAGGCCAGTCGGCTCTTACATTAATAATGCAAAAGCTTCTTCCAAATGAGGAAATAGTAAATGAATATCATTTAGGAGATAGGCTTAAGCTTGATGTTTATTGTCCTAAATATAAAATAGGTGCAGAGTATCATGGTCGTCAGCATTTTTATTTTACTGGCAGATTCTTTTCTTCAAAAGAAGAATTTGAAGAGTCAATAAAAAGAGACGAGAAAAAGATAGAAAGATGTAAAGAGTTAGGTATAGCTTTAATTGTATTTAGGTATAATGACAAGCTAACAGAAGATTCAGTTTACGATAGAATAATACAAGCCATAAGAGAAAGCCCTGTAGACACCACAACCAAAATTAAAAAACCAAGTATTTCTCAGAATAACTAT